TCAACCGGCGAAACGCGAAGATCGCCAACGCGCTCAATCCACAATTGATCGTTGTCGCTTTCGTCCTTGCCGACCGCGAAGACGACGACGCCGTTTTTCACGGTGCCGTAATTCTGGAAGTGCGACGCCGGGAACGTGACACACCATATACCGTCGTCCTTTACGCAATCCTTCGTAAGCGCAACGCCGTCGGCGTTCGTGACGCGAATGCGGCAGCCCGTCACCTTGACGCCGCATTTCGACTTCAAGCCCGTGACGCCGATCGTCCGCGACGATCCACAAGGGACATTCAACGGAACGAACGGCCAATCTGGACGTTCGCAGTCGCACGAAATCAGATATCTCGCAATCATTTACAAACCCTCCTCTGCAAGTGTCGGCTCGGAATAAAACCAATTAGGAAACGACGCACGTTCATACGCCTGAAAGCGGAAATTGTACGGCTCGCCGCCGTCTGCAAGTTTCGCGCCGCTACCATCGAGAAGGGCAGCGGACGTGACGGTACACATCTTGCCCGTCTCTTTGTCAAGTACGCGAATAAGTTTCTTCTCCGTACCTTCGCCGTCACCGGTCGCCACAAGCTCGCGCATACCGGCATCGAGTACCGCAACATCCCAGCCAATGTCGGTCAGCGAACTCGAACCATTGATCTTGACCATGTTCGACTTAAGCCGCAAATGCACCGTGTACTGGTATTTCCAATCCTTGTTGCCGATAATGCGCTTTTCGCCGACCGTACACAAAAGCGAACCGATAGGGCACGAAACGCCGCCGACCGTGATTGCAGACGAATTGACCTTGCAATGCGAGTTGGACCATCCCGATTGCCGCGTTTTGAATTTCATCACCTTCGTGAAGACCGGTGCCGGCGACATGATCTTTGGCACGCTCTCGAATGGATCGCCTGCGGAATTGAGTACCGGCGTTCCATCCTTGCCCGTGACAAGTTCAATTTCGTCGGTGCCGTCATCCCATCCCCATTCATCGACCGCGACCGTGACCGCATCCTGACCCGTGCCGCTCGTCTCGGTAATCTGCGGTCCGTAATTGGCCGTGACGGTCAAAACTTGCTTGTCTTTGCCTTCGCCCTCTTGAATGTCGTAACTCTGCACAAACAAGCCCGGAAAACTCGGGTGCGCCGATCCGATCGCCGGAACGCCGGGAAACGAAACCACCTCGCCGTTAGCGGACATTACCGCATCTTGAATTACGATAAAGTCTTTTTTGAGCGTAGAGATTCCGCCCGAATCAACCGAATACTTGCGGCCGGCTTTTTGTTTTGTCTGTGTGCTCATGTGTCTAACGTGTGGAAACTTTCAGTTGAATTTTCTTCCGTGTTGTCGGCAGTTTTCGCAGTATTCTCGACCACCTTTTCAAGAAGCTCGTTCGTTCTCTTCTGCTCGCTCTGGAGCGTCGGCCCGATAAGCTGCAAGCGTGTCGCAGCGTTTGAGCCGCCAAGAATAAGATCGTTAGATATCCGCGTTTGCTTGCCGACGTCAAGCTCTTTGGCCCCGTCCAATTCATTGCGCTTCCCAATGGATATCGCGGCCGCGTCATACGCCTCCGCGAAATGTTTAATGGCGATTTTCTTATCTTCGTAATTCTTGAGGAATCTCGCCGTTCGCGCATCTTCAATCTTGTCGATTTCCTTTGCCGCGTCACTGTACTCTTGCAGCCCTTGATTCCAGGCATCTACCGTGCCTTTCCATACATCGCTCCAGCTTCCACCGGTTCCAAATGTCTTCTCCCATGCGCCACCGACAAGTGCCCCGGCAGCCTGTCCGATAGCCCTCCATGCGTTTTTAAATTTTTGAACCCATGAAATACACTTGGCGACCGCAACTTTCGTATAATACTCAAGGTAATTGCCAGCGGTCAATGCGGCCGTTCTAACATCGCCCGTATAATCATTATTGAGCTTATTCGCCAAAAAACCCAACCCTTGCAGCCAAATCGACTTGACCTGATTCGCCGCGAATCCCATCGCATCGGAAGCACCGTCGGCAGCTTTAGCGGCAGATTGTGGAACCTTCGGCATCGCCGCGACAACCGTTCGCAGCGCGTTGACCGATTCATCTGCCGCGTTAATGAGCGGCATAAACTCCATGCCCGAACGCCCGAAAATCTGCATCGCGGCTTGACCGCGCTTGGCCGCATCCGGGATCTTGCCGAGCTCGTCGATCGTCTGGTAAAAACCGGCCATGCCCGTTCGCCCGGTCGTCTTCGCCATATAGTCGAACGCCTTGCCGAGCTGATCGACGCCCATATTCTGAATGCCAAGCGCAGACATCGCCGCCACCGTCTGCGTCAGCTCGCCGACGTTCGTTGACGTCTTTTGCGCTATGTCAGACAAATGCCCCAGCTCGTCAATGCCGCCTTTGATCGCCCTGAAACCCATGTACGCGCCAAGAGCCGAGATTGCGCCGCCGACCATAGAGCGAATCTGTGCGCTCGTCGTCGCGGCCCTGCCCTTGATCGACTTGAACGCGCCGCCGGATTTATCGACGCCGCGAACTTCGAATTGGTGCGTACTCTTGCTCATTTTCTTTTATTCAGGTTCCTTACAGATTCCAACATCCTAAATGCCTCTGCCTCTGCCTCGTCCTCCGCAACCGCCGTCGACATTGCCGGCAACTGCCACGATCCTAAAATACCCGAGCGTGTCGGTGGATTCAACTTGTCTCCGTCCCCTGCCACCCTTCGCGAAATGACATAAAGCATATATATCACATCCGCGAGCGCGAGAGGCAGCCAAACGCCGAGTGTCTTTTCCCCCTCGCGAAGAAACGCCGTTTGCGCCGATTCCTTCGGATCGCTCCCCGTCAGGAGAGCAACCCGATAAAATCCGCAATACCGCGTCCTTCCTCTGGTAGTATCAGCTCCGCGACAACCTTGCGAAGCTGACCGGGCGTCAGGTCGTGCGGATCGAACTTCTCGCCGTTCTCGAGCGTGACGTGCGAACTGATAAGCTCTATGCACTTCTCCGCGCCGGGAAAGCCGTCAGGGTGGCCGGCGCAACTTTCCTGAATTTCCTTGAGTGTGAGGCGACGGCCCTTGACCGTCACCTCGCCCAGCTTGCACGTGAAGTAATCCGCGAACGTTGCCATTGTCGCCGCTCCCTATTAGGTGCCGGAACCGCCGCCCTCGCCGCCAGCCGCCGGAGTTTCGGAGCCCGTGCCAGCCGCCGGAGTTTCGGAGCCCGTGCCAGCCGCCGGAGTTTCCGCAGCCGAAGTTTCCGCAGCCGGTTGCTCGCCCGTCGGCCTAAACGTGACGTCAATCGTCGCCTTGCGGTCGCCGCTACCCTGCTGACTTGGCGGCGACACCTTGGTAACGATTGCCTTGACGTAGCTGAAATCAGCCGACACGTCAGCGTCTTCGCCGTTGGAGAGCTTGACCACGAACGCAAGAGCCGCCGGCGCATCGCTCGTCTTCGGCCTGTTTTCCGGTCCCTTGTCGTAGATCGTGACGGTAAGCTCGTCGTCTTCGGTCAACGCGCCCGGGATAAACTGCTTGAAAGTGTCGGCAAGCGACGTCACTTCCGTTGCCTCCCTCGTCTGACCCTTTGCGCCCGGTCCAACTTCCATTTCATACGAAGCTTGGCCGAACGTCATTGTCGCCGTCTTCAAGTGATACCTTGAACCCATGTTTTTACCTGCCTTTCTTAGTTGAGCGCTTCCGGCTCGTTATATTCAACGTATATCACCGCCCACTCAAGCGGTGAATGTGAAATGTCATTTTCCTCGCGACGTATCTTGACCGGGAACGCGCCGGCCTTGGCGTCGCGAATGATCCCGATAATCATGTCACGCAAATCCTCGACGATTACGTTGCCGCCGTTGATTGTAAGTCCGTTGACGGACGCCGAACGCTCGACAACCTTGTTTTCAATGTACCGCTCGCCGTCAGGCCCTTTGACGCATCCGGCGACGACAAAGCGAACGGTAAAAGAGTCCTCCGAACCGATCTGCTCGTTTTCGTCGTCTGCCGCGTGAATCCAAAGGAACGGGGAATCATTCTCGTCAGGAATGCCGTTCGCGTATGCGCCGACGTTGATTGCGAGAGCGCGGCCGAAATGCTCATAGCAATAATTCGCGACGTCCGTTGACGCCTGAATCGCCGTCGCAAGATTCGTCAATATGGAACGGTGCGAAGTCATTTCAGGTTTGCCCCCTCAAAACGCTTGTCGCGCTTGCCTTGCATAAGCTTGACAAGGCCCGTGTAATACGCGCCCTTTGCCCATTCGTCAAGATTCTTTTTCACATAGTCCACGAAATACGGCTCAATTACCATGCGTTCGTTGTGGACGTATGCCCTCGGAATGTCTTTCAATCCGGCGCGGTGCCATGCGTGACGATATCCCGGATCGGTAAAATACTTTTCCGCTTGCGGGCCGCCGCGACCTTCCTGAAACGCGCAAGCCGTGTTTGCCAAATGGTCAGGCCATCCAATGACCTGATAACCGTTGCGCTTGAATGCGACAACCGTACTCTTATCGGCAAGCAAGCCGCCCATTGTCGCCGTGCGGCCTGACTTCGCACGTAGCGTTTTCGTGAAGTCCTCGAAATCCTTGAATTTCGGAACGCCGTAAACGCCGCCCGATTTCTGCATGACTTCGGCAAACTTGTTTTTAAGGCCCTTGACGGCGCGGCCATACGAAAGACGCCAAAGCTCTTTAGTGTCTTTCTCCATGCGCTTGGCCCATGCGTCAATTTCCTTGAACGAGAAAACGAGCTCAATCGCGTTTGCGCCGCGACCGCTAATGGCCTTTACGCCCGTTGCTGTGAGACTGTACGCCATTATCTCGGAGCCCTCGCCGTGGACGTTGCGCGAATGACCCAGCCAAAGGCCGGATCACGAGAAATCTGCTGTACGTCAAGAACAATGCCGGATTGCAATTCGAGAGTGTCGCCGACGGCCATGCCTACGCACTCGGCAGGATTCGTCTCTACAACTACCGTCCACGGATCGGCAGCGAAACCGCCGCGTGTTGGTCCGGCCGATTCAGACTGGCTTTCACCGTGAAGAACCGTCGCCATAAACGAACCTTCAAGGTGCGGCGCCTTGTCTTGACGCCACTTCACCAATTCTGCCATCGGATCGAACGCCGCGGCATTCTCGAATATGCAGCCCATTACTCGAAGATTAGACGAATCCAACCGCCGACGCCGGTACCCGTGAACAAAAGCACTTCGCCGGGCGCAAGATACTTCGCCGTGCCAAGCGCATTCGTGTACACGAATCCGGTTTGCGTTCCACTAAAAATGCTATTCGTGACCGCGACCGTCTTTTGCAGAACCGGCCATGTGTTGGTAGTTGCCGACACAACCGAATTTGTGGAAACGCCGATAATGCCCGGATCGTCAATAAACGACAAATTGGGAAATGCGTTCGTCGTGACAACGTGCGTGTAGGCGTTCGATTCAACCACCGTATATGTGACGTTGGTAAAAGTGGATATCTTCACCGCGTTGGTATAGACCGGCGCTGAATAGATCGAACTCAATGCGACCGTGCCGCCGTTCACCGGCGAAAACGCCTCTACTCGCGTGAGCTTGCCGCCCTGCGAAAGCTTGAACACGCCGCCATTGGACGGCGAGAAGGGTACTACGCTTGCCGCGACGCAAGCGAACGCCGCGAATGCCGCGATAATCGAAAGTGTCTTTTTCATCTGTCGCCCTCTTTGACTTTTGCTGTTTGGTTTTTAAATCCCGGCGCGGCGCGAATCCCCGTCCACACCGCGCCGGGCATTGGCTTACTTTTGCCTTACATCAGGTGCCGGTATTGATCTCGTTGTTGACAACGGTCGTCGGGTACTCGGTGTACGCCGAATCAAATTTGCACATCGCGACCGCGCCGGAAAGCGCCTCGATCGGCTCAAGGTACGCCTCGGCATCGTACACGTTGCACTTGTTGTCGTCGTCGTACCACGACCTCATGTCAAACGGCTTGTCGGCCGGTGCGCCCTCGGGAATGTACACCGGGGTCCAGCCATACGTCGCCTTGCTCTTGGCAACGTTTACGGCGTTGTCTTTCGCCTCGGGACGCAGACCCATCACCGCGACGCAATCGTCATAAGACGTGCCGACGATCTCGGAATCAAAGAGAACAACGTCGTTGAAGCCCATGAAGGTGGAGACGGCAGCGCGAACCTTCTCAATGTCCGTCATGATAAAGCCCGTGTCATTGCCGGCGCCGGCAAGCTTCTCGAGCCTGTAACGGATTTCAGGAATCTCGCAGAAATCAAGCCACGCATTCGTAGTCATTACGAGCGTCGGCTTGCCGTACTTGCGAAGCGACTTCGCCTTCTGCTGGAGAATCTTCACGACGGAGTGATTGGTCAAAGTGCTTGCAGCCGCGTAGCGGGTGGCATTGAACACCTTTGCAAACGCGCCGTCTTCAACCTTATTCCACGCCAAACGCTGAGCTTCCTCGGCACCGGCGTTATCGGCGGCCTCTGCGGACGCATACGCCGCGCCGTCGTTCTCGTACAGCTTGCCGCGCCCCTCGTAACGATACACGGCCCAATCGACGTCAACCGGCGTAATGGTGGAACCGCTGAGCGCCGTTCCGTTTGCGCGGCCCTTCGTTCCCTTCGACGCCGTAAGACCGGCAGGCGCAACGGTAATCATACCGCTGTGTTCCGTGACGGGCATCAGCGGAAAGATTTTCGGGAACGCATAGCCCTTGACATCCAACTGCGAAATGGAGCCAATCGCCGCCAGGTCGGGACGGTCGGCCGTTTCAACTCTGAAAAAACGCTTTGCCATTTTTCAATTACCTTTCTTTGTGGTGAACTCGATTCGACGCCGGTTTACTTTTTACGCCGATACGTCGCCTTGAGCTCGGGATATTTTTGACACGCGGCCACATAGCCGATCGCGTCAACGGCCTCGGCAAACGACGAATATTTTGCCGTCGCCGCGCCCTGCGAAAGAACGGAACCGGTCAGGAGATTCCGCGTTGACTTCATGTGTTCAAGCTGCTCGCGTGTGTCTGCGAGTTCCTGACCACGTTTTTCAAGGTCGGATTTAAGACCGCTCGCCGCGCCGATTAAGGCCGCGAGATTCTCAAAACCCGATTGCTTGACCTGATCCTCAAAATCCTTGAGCGCCTTTGCCGCGTTCGCGGCCGTTTCCTCGAGCGCCGCGACCTGAGCTTTCAGGCCGTCGCGTTCGCTCGTGAGACTGTGTATCACGGTCGCGTCGGCGTCCGTGATTGCATTCGTCGAAACGGCCTGATCGGAAACCTTCTTTTCGAGCTCCGCGATTCGCGCCTGAAGCTCGTTGATCTTCTTTGACGCGCCCTTGTAACGCGCTTCCCAATCGGCACCACCGGACGCAGCCGCCGCAGCCGCATTTTCGGCCGCCTGATTGTTCCCCGTGGAACTTTCAGACGGCGTATTTTCGCCCTGCGTTTCGGCCTTCGCCTTGGCCTTCGCCGCTTCGATCTCGGCACGGCCCTCGTCGGTCAATTCCTTGGCCGTCAGGAACTTCGCCGCGCCCTCTGGCATCTTCGCGAACTTGTGATCTACGATCGACGCAGCCGCCCGGACGTCAGACTTGATTACGGTGCAGTCCAAACCGGCCTCTTTGCACTCATTGCCGGTGTACCATGTTTCGTCAGACATGAGAGCGGAAATCTGATCTTCCGTAAGGCCCTTGAACTTGCCGCGATAGAACGACATGATTACGGCCTTCATCTGATCCAGCAATGACGCCTCCTTGCGCATTTCCTCGGCGTTGCCGAAGGTATATCCCCACGGATCGTGAATCATCATGAAAGACGCCTCTTCCATTTCGATACGATCGCAAGCGCAAGCGATAACGGACGCCATCGACGCAGCAATACCCGTGACGTGTGCGACGATCTTTGCCTTGCTGTTCTTGATCGCGTTCGCCATCTCGATACCATGCACAACCAAACCGCCGGGCGAATTGATCTCAATCTCCGCTTCCTCGTCGGCCGAAAGAGTTGCGAGCCACGCCTTGAGCGACCTCGGAGAGCAATAATCCCCCCAAAAGCCGTGATAGTCAAAATCGGTTATCTCGCCGATAAGACAATATTTCTTCCTTGCCATGTTTTACTTTCCTTCCTCGCCATCGTCGGCGTTATTCTTGTCACCGTCGGTGACGATTTCGTTTCCGCTGACCGTCTGCAAGGCAAGGTGCGGAATGCCGTTTGCCTTGAAAAATTCAATTTCCTCGCCGAACGCGAGCGCCTTTTGCTTCCAATTGGGACCCCATTTCTCGCGATAGAGAATGGTGCCGTTCTTCAATCCCGAATTGAGCGCACTTTGCTCTTTCACCGGATCGAGAGAACGGTGCGGCGGCCTTTGCCACTTTACGCAGGTGCGCCGCCAATCCAACGGCAATGCGGAATCCTTCGGAATGATACCGTACCTTTGAGCCCACCGCGACCAATTCGCAAGAACCCAATCGAGAATGTATTTCTCGAGCTTGTGAAATTCGTCGTCGAACTCCACTTGCGAAAGCACCATTTCGGCCTGACTTGAAGAATACGAATTGTCGGCCTTGCCGGTCGCATGAATCGAACCCAAGCCAAGAGAAAAGCCGACGCCACGGTGCAGCCAATTCGAGAACTCCACAAGCTTGTCGTTAGGGTGCTTTGTGTCGAGAAGTTCCATCTTGACGCCCGGAGGCAGCACGTCATAAATTACGCCAGCTTCGTGAATCGCCTCTACATCGACTTGCAATTGCTCCGCTTCGATCGCCGCCTCTTGCGCCGCTTTCGCCGCCGCATCGTAGTCGTCGCTACCGATAGGCGCTTGTGCATCCGGGTCAAGCTGTGAATCAATATCGGCCTCGTTCTTTTCAACCTCTTGAAGAACCTGACCGATCTTCTGCGCTCCGATCTTCGCAGCTTGAACCTCGAACCCTTGAAGGTCGGTCAAGTCCGCGACCGTTCCGAGCCCCGGCCAAAGACGCGAATTGCCGCGCATCTGGTTGAAGCGACCAACGCCGCGAAAGATCGTAAAGAGCGAATCGCGCCAACGCTGGCCCTCCGGCTTTATGAGCGTCCACGCGGCGCGTTTGCCGTTGGAATCCAATTCGTCGTAAGCCGAAAGACCGCGTTGCGACCATGAGACGGTTACGCCGATCGTCTTGCCGTTTTCGTTCTTGACGATTCCCTGATATTGCTTGTACGCCGGATATTTCTTCTCGAACCCTATCAGGTCGCCGACGCAATCAGGCTCAAACGCAATGATCTGACCGGTTGACGCGCCGGTAATGTCGTCGTCGAATACGAGAACGACGTCGCCGCCGAGCATCTGAGTGCGCAACGCGAGCTTCAAGACGTCCTGCAAATCCACGTCTTCGAAATACTCGGCCTCTTGCGCCCAATTCGCAAACGCCGTTTCGATTTTCTTTTGCGCCGCCTCGTAACCCTTCGGAAACTCGAAAACGGCCTTGCCGCCGTCCACGCCGACAACGTTGATTTCGATCTGGTGCAAAATTCCTTCGAGCCGATCCGAATTGCGAGCGGCATTCCTCGCGAGAGCGACGAGACGATTGCGCTCCGAAATCGTGAGTTGCCCGTACTCGCCCGTCGTCTCGGCCGAAATACGCGGACGGTTCAACTGATCCGGCCCGTGTACCGTGCGATAGCCGCCGCGACCGAAATAACCCATCTTGCGCATACCGCCGATAAGCGTTGCCGCAATGCGCTTTTGCTCGGCCTTCGGCAAATCGGCAAACTTGGCGTGTACGGACGCCGGTACCTTTACGCGCCGCGCCGCCTTTGCCTTGCTTGCCGCCTTGCGTGTCTTTGCCATGTCAACACCTCACCATCATAACGCGCCGAATGCCGGTGGAAGGGACGCCGGCGAGACGCTTGTTAATCTGCGAGACGCGCTCTGCGTAGTCGGTCCTGAGCTTGCTCAATGTGCCGAGGTCAATGCGCGTGTAAGATTTTGAGCCGCCGCCGGCCTGAATCGACGCCGACGCCGTGCCTTTGACCGCGATATCTCTAACCACGCGGTCGATTTCGTTGATCCAAGCGAGATACCTCGCCCGATTCTTAACCAAATTGTCTCTCGCTGTTGCCGTCATCACGCGCACTATCTTAGCACACGGAACGGCAAGAAAAATCTAAAAATCCGAAATAGTACCCCGTTCGGGCGCTAACCGCGTGAAATAGTCCCCGAATCGGGCGCCGTCGTCTCTTGCAATCTGTACTCGATTGTCTCTTTGCGACCGCAGCGACGGCAAACCGCGTAAATGCGTTTTCGCCCCTTGACCTTCTTCGACGTGACCTTTCGCCATGGGTCCCATTGTCCGCATCCCGGACAAATCTCTATATACCGAACAATCATTTTTTGTACCTTCCGCGCCTTAGTTTGTAGAGCCGTTTTTTGACATAAATCACCCTCTTTCTCGGCACCGAACTTGCCGCGACAAGTGGATTCGAAACGGATTCAACGTCACCGGCGAACGGTTCCACCTGATCGTCAAGCGTTCCCTCCGTCTCGTCTGCCTTGCCGTCGTATTTTACCGATTCCGCGACCGCCTGATTCCGCATTGGATCAAACAAATCGTCTTGGTGGTACTTGTGAGGCGCAATCTCGTCGCCGTTCGGCTGTGTCTGCGGAACGGCCGCGACCTTCTTGAACACCATGCCGCTTGGCGAAGTGATTACGCCGTCAATGACCGCCGAAAGATTGTCATAGCAATGGTACCATGATGCAAGCGCGAAACATCCCGTCAGACAGTCACAAAAGTGGTTTTCGCCCAACGTCTGCCAATCCCACGCCGTCAGCGTCTGCCGTCCGCGTGTCACGGTGTACTTGCGAATCAATTTCTCGTTGCAGATTTCCGTCGCAAACTCGAAATGCTTTGTCGCGTCTGATCCGTAGAGAGAGAGAGAGCCGGCCATCAACGGCGTTTCGAGAAATCCGCTCTGCATGATCTCGCGCCAGTACGGCGCCATTTCCGCAAGGTACTGACCGTATTGCGAGCGCGTCGCAAATACGTGGTCGCCGCGCCTGAGCGTGTCTTTCTCGCGGACGCCGAACTTATCCCATGGAAAGCCGCGCATTGCGACAAGCGGGAAGGGCAGCGGCTTTGTCTTTCGCAGCACAAACAATGTCCGGTGAATGACCGCCGGAAGATAGCCGCGGTCGAATCCAAACGCCGTGACCGGAATGCGCCGGTTCTTTCCGTCTCGGAACTGAATCGCCGCGACCTTATCCACGACGGCGCGGATTCCGGCAGCGACAAGACGGTTCCTGACAAGATCGGAACTGTTAGGCGGCACAAGCGGGCCCCTGTCCGGGAATCGCCCGTAATTCACGACCGCCGCGACACGGTGCGGCCCGAACGCGACCGCCGCCCAGGATAGACCGCGATTCTTCGTAATGTTCACGTCGCAAAAGACCACGACCGAATCCGTGCCGGGCGGCAGCACGTTCACGTCCGCGCCATTCAACCGCTCCGAAACCGTGTCAGCGTTTATCTCGAGCTCTGATGCGGCGTCGCTGACCTTCATCATTATCTCGGCGTCAAACGCAACCGCTCCGAGACGAGCGCGAAGATTCAAAATGTGGTGTACGGCGTCAACCTCCATCGTCTCGTCGTACTGTTTCGGATCGAGCACCACGACATCCGCGAACTTGTCGCGATTCGCCTTGTACCACTCCGTCGACCGCGTAAATCTCTTGTCGTGCGCCGACGAATCTTCAACGTACTGTTCGCAAAACTCGATAATCAGGCGCGACCAATTGGGACACTTGCGGACGACGAACGGCTCGATCGTCACATCCCACTCGGGATGCTTCGACCGCGAACACAATTCCGTTGCCACGTCGCCGAAACATTGCGGAGTAATCGACACGAACGCCGAAATCATGCGATCATGTCCGGCCAGCATGAGCGCGTCGTGGTGAATGTAGTTTACAACCGCTTCGACCATTGCCGGCGAATGCGCGATCTTCTCCGTCTGCGGATCGTCAAGAATCAGGAAGTCCGGACGCTGACCGCCCTCGTTCGAACCGCGAACCGCGCCGCCTATGCCGACCGATCCGACGATTGCGCCGCAGCCGTCGTCAAGCGGACGCCCTGCGTCGTCGCGGCACATCGGCAATACAATCTGATCCGTCGCCCATTCGACATCGGTTGCCGCGCCGTGATACGTCTGCGACGCCGTGCGTTGCGATACGTCGCCCAATGCCTGAATGGGAACCGCGACCGCCGGGAAGTCCTGCAATATGGCCTTGGTGCGGGAGAGCAACTTCTTGACGACCTTCAAATTCTTCTTTGCGAGCTTGGCCGTCGCGGAGATTATGACCGGATAGCGCCGGTGGCCGTAGAGAATCGCCCAGGTGATCGCGCAATAAACAATAATCGTCGTCTTGCCCGTGCCGCGACCGTACTGCTTGACCGCCTGACCGCCATGCAGAATCGTCTCTTGCACATCGTGAATGAGCCCGTTTTTTATGAGCTCGGACGGCCTGTGTTTCAGGACGCGCCGGCAGTAGTACCACATGAACTTTTCAAGATCGTACCGACACGCCTCTTTCAAACGCGGGTGACGCGGCCGCACGTTGAAGTCACCGACCTCGTTGTGCCTTGCGACGTGCGCCGCGACACGCTCCGCAACGCTTTTCGGGCCCTGAGCTTTCTTCTGCGCGATCCTGAGCTTTCGGACCGTGACGGCCTTGTAAAACGCCGTCAGCTCGTCGGGCTCCATCTTCCGCCCGAGCGTCGCTTCGACGCCGTACCGCCCGATCCCCTGACCGGCAAGCGCGCGAATCTGCTCAATGTCCGTCATTTCAAAAGATTCTTGTGCTTCTCGCAATATGCCGGTGAATCATGTTCAATGAATATTGAACTAATGCGACGCCCGAGCAATTCGTCAAAGGTGCAGTTGTGCATTCCCCCACATCCGAACGCTTCGCATTGGCAGCGCAAAGCCCCAATCGGTATCGTCGTCGAATAGACGAAATTCGTCTCGCACGTCTTACGGTAGAGCGTTTCAGGATTACCCCACGCCCATTTATTGAGATAGCTTTGCGAATCACTGCAAAGCATCATGCCACCGACCGTTATGTTGGGCGGCTCGGCGTATGGGATTGCTTTTACCGGTTCCTCGCCCTGCGTCACGATCATCAGTGCGACGACCAAGTTTGTGATTGCTGTCATTTTACTTTACCTCACTTTCTTCTTTCATTTTTGGGATTTTCGTCAACGGGATATAAAGCCCGTTGTCGTAAAGGTACGGTTGCACGACGTCGAAATGTATCCTGTAATACTCGCCGTCGAACCCTTCGAGCGGACACGGGCCGACGTCGATCTTTGAGACTTGAACCAACATTCGCGGCCCTGTCTTCATCATGCCAATGTAGAACATCATAAAGACGCCGCGAGCTTCGCCGATCCACGTTGCGAGTTTTCGGTACTTCGGCGTGACCCTGCGGTACTCGATCGTCTTTTCGCCATTCCAAATCTTGGCGAACCACTTGCGCTTTAATGACAAGCAGTAATCAGGTTTTATCTTCTCGCCCATCTTTACGCCCTGCCTTTCTCTTTGCAATTCTGCGGCTTTCACGTTTCAGATATGGAATCAAATTCCTCATTGCCAATAAGCAATGCTCACAAGTGCAAACGTCGGAAGTCTCGACCATTACCTCGGCATTGTGTTCGGACGCCGGTTCATCGTATGCAAATCCGCAAAGCGTGTACTCGCCGCCGCCAAACGTTCCTAAATGGACAACGCCCCGATATGAGTCTTTCCAATTATTCATTTCTCACACCTCCGGCAATTCGAGCTCGACGCAACGCCCGTCGCGATAGCAACGGCAGCGCGGATCACTCGGCGAACAATAGCCGCCCAGACGACGAACGCACGTCATGCGTTGCTCGTTCGCCTTGCGCACTTCGTCGCGCTCGTGGCCTATTGCCTCGCGCCGGTGCGCCTCCGAAACCAAATCAGGGTCGCGGCCCTCGACTGTGACGCGCAATCCGGCATTCTTCTCGCGGCTGAGCGCGTTGACGCTTTCGGCCATGTTCAAGAGAATGCGCGTCAGATAAATCGCGCACTCGTGGGCGCCAGTCTCGCAGTTGCCGATTATCTTCTTTTTCGGATTGCCGTACCCGACAAGGAACTTGACGCCGCTTGCCACGCTGTAAACGTCTATCCGGCAAAACGCGACCTGATCCCGATTCATGCGACGTTCAAGCCGACGATCTTGCGCCGATCCGTCGGCCGATACGTGCGCCTTGGAGCCAGGCCGATTCTCGATCCAATGCGTGACCGCCGCAAGCTGTCTCAAAAATTCAATCGTCATCGAATAGACATTAAACCCGTCGCCGGAACTCGTCATAAATGTCGGCCTGTACCCGTGCGCCTGACAAAACTCGTTCGCCCTCGCAAACAGCGCGACGACTTCTGACAATACGAGCTTGCCGTCTGCGTCAAGAATCTTGTCGAACTCAAAATTTATTTCAGGCAAATGCGACATCCATGCGTCGCCGTCACCCGATACCGGTATTGTAATTCTCATTCCTTGCCTCCCTCGAACAAATCACCTTGTGGATCGTAGAACCGTTCAACCGCTTTATCGACTTCACACTCTAAACGCTTCGACCGCGTAAGAAACTCATGCGACCACGTTCTAAAATACGTTTTCTGAGCGTTCCGCATTTCGGAAACCTTCTCGACGAATTGAGCGTATGTCATGTGTCACCGCCTTTCATGGTTCTGATAAGATTTTTTCAACCTCGATTAGATTTCGTAACGAAATGACTTCGCACCTGATATCTCCCAGCCGGAACGCAAACCAATCGGTGACTTTGTGGTTGCGTACCATGTCACGCGCCGCGTTCTCGACCTTCTCGAGCGCGACGTCCAACACCTCAAGATCATAGCCAAACGTCATTACTTTGCCTTTATCGGTTTAAGCCATTGATTCCAAATCGCGTCAGCGATATGCGCGATCATTACCGGCGGGACGCACATACCCGTCATAAATACGAGCTGTTCCATCGTGCATTCGTAGTCAATCGGAAACGTCGCGCAACTCACTCGCTCCGATCCGTTCAACGGTCGTGGAATGTCGTAGAGCCAATGAGCCGAACACGCGCACACCGTCGGGCATATTCTGTCACGGTGTATGAGCGAATGATTGAACAATGAGATTTTGCCCTCGAGCCGCTTCACAACGTCGCCAAGATTCAAATCGCCGGTTTTCCGCTTTTGCCACAACTCAAAGAATCGCGGCCCGATTTTTTGAGATTGGTCGCGCTCGTCAATCACGTCGCCAGACAAGATAGGCGGCTCGTCAACTTCAATCCTGAGCTTTGGCAACTCTGCGAAGTCTTCACGCAAGCCGATAAAGAACGCCCGTTGTCTGTGTTGCGGTACGCCCATGCGAGCCGCGTTCAATAGAAATATCTGGACGCGATACCCTGCGTCTGTCAGACGCGAGACGATTTCACGGCAATACGCTTTCGCATTTCCCTTGACGATCCCGGCAACGTTTTCCAAAAGACAGACACGCGGCCGCAACTTCGCGATCGTGTCGCAATAGACAAATACCAAGTCGTCAAGCGTCTGTTTTTCCTTGCCCTCGTGAAAGTGCTTTTTCTTGCCCCATGACTTTTCGCGTTGTCCGGCCATCGAGAACGTTGTACACGGTGGCGAACCGTCCAACACGTCAAGATCATAGAGCGACGCCGGAAGATCGTCACGCCGGTTGAACTTGCGCAAATCCTCGACGTACAACATTTCAGGCCGTAGATTGTGCTTGTACACTTCCGCAACCTTTGGATCAATCTCGACGCCGCCCAAATGGTGGAATCCTGCGAGCTTGTACCCCATCGACGAGCCACCGCCGCAGATAAAGGTGCCGAACACGGTTGATCCGTGATCCTCTATGCCGGGCGCCGGGAAACCGTTAGACAAGGCCCAACTATGCGCAAACTTGTGCCCTTGCATTTATCACCTCCATAAACGCGACTGACATATCTTCCGAACGCTTGCGTAGATACTCCGTCGCTCGCTTGAAATCGGCAGACGATAGCGCAATCTTGAACTCGACGAGCTTGACCGTCTTTGCCGCCTCTCCACTTGCCGGCGCCGCGGAAGACGACGATTCCGCGACTGCAATCAACTCGCCGATCTTGTCTGCGCTGATCCATTCCTCCAGCTTTTCGCGATCGTACCTTGCAAGTAGCTTGTCGGCGTCAATCTTGCCGTCGTTGACGTTCGCGTCGACGACGAACTCGTTGCGCTGATCCTCTGACATCGAAGTAATGTCCTGAAACCACTCGTCAGGAACTTCGGCCGTCTCGCCATAAACGAGCTTCAACGCCCTCAAACGCTTATTGCCTTGGAACACGACACGCTTTCCGGCCGGGTGGTCGGTGACATACGCGATCCTGTCTGCGGTCAATCCGATCGGATTTTCGCGCACAATCCTGACAATCTTCTCAAACGCCGCATCCGTGACCTCTTGCGGATTGTCTGGATTCTCGACTAACTCATTGAGTTTCATTCTTCGCCCTCGCTGATAAGCGACATGAATGCCGCGCTCATGTCGTCAGGATTTATCTCGTCAAGAACGGCAATCGCCTTGTCGCGATCCTCCGGCGTCAACTTGACCTTTAACTCCATCAGGTCGCCAAACTCGCCCTGATCCACTTCCTGGTTTTCCGCGACTTGCTGGACCGCAGGCAGGTCGGCAAGAATCGCCGTCACGTCCACGTCGTCCATGAGCCGCGCAAGCTCGTCTTTCGGGAACATCGCGACAAGCATTTTCGCGATCCACTTGCCTTCGACAACGTTCATCGTGACAACATACTCGTCACGCTGAGCTTGCGACATTGCCGTTATATCCTGAAACCAATCGGCCGGTACCTCGGCGTCGTCGCCGTGAATCCGCTTCAACACCCTCAAACGCTTATTGCCTGAGAGCACGACGAACTTTCCTGCAGGGTGGTCGGTGATGAACGCAATGCGCTTGGCCGTCAAGCCGATCGGAATGCGCTCGACCTTCTCCATGAGACGGTCAAACGCCCTGTCTGTAATCGTCGATAGATTGTCAGGATCTTCGATGAAATCCGAAAGCCGAACTTTGCCGTTCGCGTTCTCGATCGGCTTTTCCGCGTTTACGTTTTCCGCTTTCGCGTTCTCGATCGGCGCGGAAGCGTTTTCAGATTCCGCTTTTGCGTTCTCAAACAATCCCGGCCCTTGTGACTTCTTTCGCATGAGACGCCTCACAATCAAAATGGCATATCGCCGACATCTGCGTTCTCGACCTCGCCAGGAGCCGCAGCCGCGCCCGTTGCCGTCGCGCCCGTGACCGTCACTTGGGAAGGGCACACCGGCGCAAGAAACTTCGTCGCTCCCTGCCGATATTCGATCTTGACCGGCCAATACTTCTTTTTCGATTCGCCCTTTGAGACCTGAGCCGGCCACATGGCGATCCGCAGCTCCACGCCGCTGATCGTGATCTTGCCTGTCGCGACTGGCGACTTTTCGCTTTTGCGTTCCGATTCCTCGTACAACGCGCCGCGCATTTCTGGATCATACTCTTTTTTAGCTTCGCTCATTTCTCATTACCTCCGTTTGTCATGTCGACCCACACCTCATGGGCACATTTTGCCTCAATGAAAGCATCGCGAAATATCGCCTTGCCGTCGCGTCGCATCGTGTTGACCGTTTCGGCCTTAGCGACACGGGCGACGTACAACTCCCACAACCGATCACGCTCAATCTCGACTTGGAGCGGTTGCCCGGCCATGACGGGACCAGACTCGCCGAAACTCTCCGGCGTCGGCGTCGGTTCCTGATTTTCGGCAGCCTGATTTTCGACCGCCGGATTTTCTTTTTTTACTCTTGCCATGTTTGACCTTCCCTTCATTTTTCGTTAGTCAGTTGAGTTCGCTCACCTTTGCCGTTACCAGCATTAGCATATTTACCTTTTTTCAGAACCTACCCCGGGTGGGGGTATGTTCGCAACTTTATTGACACCCGTGTTCGCAACTTGACCGGCGACGAGCGCCGCGCATCGAGCCGCCGCGATTTCACGCGCGCGACTTTACTTGACCACCCACGCCCGAACGTGTAAACGGATCCTCTTCTCACCATCTGGCGTAAACGCGCAACTCATCCTTATACCGACGCATCTTCTCGACCAACGCCGGAGAGAAGCGACGATATGGAACGCCGGCCCTCTCGATCAATTTGCCATCCTTGAAAACTGCCGGCTTGCATTTCTCAAACCACGCCTGACCCTTGCCATCATGGAACAAATACGCCCAAACGCCCTCGCGCCGACCTTCCTCGACAACTTCCATGTGGATTGCATGGCCGATATCTATACACCGCGACTTGTCAGAAGATAAGATCATCTATATCGTCACTTTCTGAATTATCATTATTTTCTTTTTCATACGTAAAAGAAGAATCTTGCGACCGCGCGCGCGCGTACGGTGTGTTAGGTGTGTTTGTAGTGCCATTTTCGGAAATATCTCCCGCGCCCTCTTTTATACATGGACTTTCCGAATTTTGCCCTTCAAAACCCACCAACCCACCGCGCAACACGTCCAAAACTACCTCGCCACGCGACGTCATGCCCGTGAAATCGTACATCGTGCGACCTTCAAGTGTCCGCGACGTCCATGCGAAAAGCGTACTGAAATCCTCTTTAAGCCGCTGTATCGTCTTGCCAACCCGTCGCGATCCGTAGATTGTACGTGTCTTTTCGTCAACCTCGTCCGTGCCAAACCGCTTGATAATCATGTCTGACATTTCACCGGCCGTGAACGAAATATTGCCCGGTGGCGTTTGCGACACCAGTACCGCGACAATCTCTTTCGCGATCATTTCATTCATGAGCGGCAACACGGCCTTTTCAATTTCTGCCGTAGACAACGCCTTGATTACGTCACCCTCGCAGCCCATGGCGCGACCGCATCTTACCGAAAACGCCGCGTATTCAGGGTGACGCATATTGATTGAAGAATCAACCGGCTTGTCGTCGGCCAATGCCTTGGACAACACGCGCAAAATGAATGTCAGGTACTTGTCACGATTCGCGAGATTGTCCGCAAGCAGCTCGCCCGGGCCTTTAGGCGTCTTTGGACGTCCGTTCGTCCGCAACGTGATAATACGGTCAGGAAGACCGCCGCCCTCGCTTGCAAACACCGCATTGTTGGACGTCAACGCAACACACGCCCTTGCGAACTGCGTAACGAGCACGTCTGTCTTATAAAGCGCTCTCGTCTTGTGCGATCCATTCGTTGAAGCCGTCTGCAAGTCATTGTCAGCCCACTTGATTTTATAGTCGAAATTATCGAAGATTTCGAAACGGCCTTTGTCTATGATAATCCAAAAATTGTCAGACCCCTTGTCTGAGTGTTCCATCTTCGTGACCGAATCATCAAGTTGGCCGTCGGTCCTGATTCCCAAAAATTGCTTTATGCCCTGCAACAAAAACGTTTTGCCCGAACCTCGCGGCCCGTTGACAAGCAAAATCGGCTTGTTGCGGTGACACGCAAAAATATTCAACGTCCACAATCTGCAATTCATCACGTCATTTGGCGTTTCAAGCGACGCATTCTTAAACAACATTGATTCCGCGAACGGATCAACGCCCGGCCCGTCAACGATTTTGAACGGCAAGAGCGTCGCGCCGCGCAAGAATACAACGCCGTCCGTGCCGTTCGCAACATCCTCAATGCCGGTCGCCGTGACCTTGTACATCCGCGAATCGCCGTTGCTGACATAAATCACATCATCGCGCCGATCCCATTCTTTGGACGGACGGACACGCGGCGTGATACTCTCTGCCATCGTCATATCTTCTATGAGCGACATCATGAAATCATAAACCTTATTCTCACGGCTAACGTTCGTCTCTGTCGCCAAGAATGATTTAAACTCGTCTGACTGAATGTTGTATAAAACGCCTTTCGCGCTGTCGAAATAGAGCGAAGTCGCATACATCGGATTGTCCGCGTCTGCGAAGAACTTGCCACGCGCTCGCAACCACGCAAGCGACAACGAACACGTCAATTCCGTCCGTTGCGGATTCGATAGCTTCAAGCGTCGCGAAAACGAATCCATGCAGCCGATAGCCATGCCGACCATACGCGACACCGGGCATTTGATTTCGTCATAGCTCGCGTGTTGCTCGAACTCGCCGCGATTCTCGTCACGCTCTGACCGTCGCCAACCCTCGAACTGCAACCCGTCGCAACCTACATTGAAACGCGCAATCTCGCCGGGTGACATTTGAAAATCCACCTGATACCATCCGCGCTCTTTAAAGGGGGCGCGGGGGCATAGACGTCCGTACCGGCCGGCGTCTTCCATTGTGCCGCGTCCGTCCGTCCGCTTAGCCTTGCCCTCGTCATCCCCACCGTGCGGCGCGTCGCCCGGCATAAGAGGAGCGGAATCACGCGCCTCTTTTTGGGCGCGTTGGAGGTCGAATAAATCGGCATCCTGAAAATTCCACTTCTCCGGCCATTCCCCGAACGAATCGACTACGGCCTTGAATGCCGATTTATCGACCGTCCTTTTCGCGGCGTCCATCGCGTCAACCCAGTCCGTGAAATCCTTTACGTGCTTGGTGACGCCTTGCTCGATCTCCACGTCAGGCATTACGATCTTGCGTATCTTGCCCTGATAGCCGTCCGCCCTGAGCTTTCTTTCTACGTCGCAGGCGTGACGCTGACCTACCGCAAACGGCTTATCCTCGCCCGTCTTTTTGTCCTTCACCGTGTCAGGGTCCTTATCCGCGATTATCAGGATCGCCGGAACGCCCTCGAAATACTTGCCGAACCCTGCCGCCCACTTCCCTGCGCCCTTGGCGTTGCACGTCGCCGCAAGCCCCAGCCGCTTTATCACCGTGCATACGTCCTTTTCACCCTCGCAGACGATTACCGGCTTTCCGCCGGCCGCAGCCTTGCGGATATACGGCAGCTGATACGGAATGTACTCTACGCCCTGCCGCGCAACGCCGAACGTCCATCCACCCTTGCCGTCGGGCGATTGCTGTACGAACGTCTTTCCGCCCTTGGCGTCGGTATATACGCGACGATCCACCCTGAAAACAATCGCGCCGTCCTCGCGTTTGTACGTGTAATAACAAACGTGCTTGGACGGCCGTTTTTTCCTCGCCGCGAACGTCGGCCCTGCAACCTTGGCTGCAGACGCCGCAGAATCGCCCGATTTCTGGCCGCTGGCGGCCTTCGACGGCTTGGCCTTGCTCTTTGCCTTGCCCTTGGACGCGCCGCGCCCTGTAGCCTTCTCCGGCATCAGGTCGCGCACTTTCAGGCCCAACGCCGCGCAAATGTCCGCCGTCGTGCAACCGGCATAACACTTGACCAATATCCGCCCGTCCGCGCCGACGTTGACGTGCATCGACGGATTATGGTCGTCATGGGCCGGACAACACGCCATCCAGCCGCCTTTGCCGTCAGACGTCACGCCGTCAAGCTTGTCGAGAAATTCGTCGATACTCATTTCGTCGCCCCCATGTGCCTGAATCTGACTTCTCGCGTGACATACGGCGACCGGCCCAACGCTTCACGCTGATACGTGAAGCGCGTCAAATGCCGAATGTGCCGCATACGCACAACTATACGCCGAATGCTCATTTCCCTTGCCTCTGTCGGCGTTCTTCGACCAAACACCTATGCGTATAAAGCGGCCTGTGCATACATCCGCGACAAGCCGGCGAAATCATGCCATACTGCGCCTTTGCGTTCCACGACGTGCAATGCCCGTCGCCGTCCGGCCGGAAATTGTCTATCGGTTCCCGCCCTTGTGAATTGAAATCCATGTAAAACCCCCTCACTCTGCAATGGTATTGAGACGCGAAATCACCGTATGGAAATCTTCGCTGACTACCAACACGTTTGGTATTTCTTCCCCGCCGCAAACAATATCAGCGACCTTGAACTCTGTCAGGTAGATAACGGTTTTGTTGTCCGCGATTTCCTCGACGAACTTGACATGATCAACGTTCACGGCGACCTTGCCGCCGTCTCTGTTGGTGAATATCCTGAATTGCATGACCTGACCTTTCCGTTTGTGTGCTTATGCCCCTCATTCCGCGATTGTATTCAGACGCGAAAAGACAATATCGAAGGGCTCCGACACTTCGACAACCGCCTCCATCGTCGCTTCTTCATCCTTTAACTGATAATCAAAATAAATATACGTCGTCTTTGCCGTCTTACACGCGACGCCGATTCTCGAAACATGGTCAATGTTGACCGCGATTTTCTCGCCGCTGATCGCTTCCGTGAACATCCTGAATTTCATTGTATGACCTTTCCGTTTGTGTTTATGCCCTCGGCACCATGCCTTGAGCGAAATTGAATGTCGGTGGCCGTGTCGCCGCCACCGGGTGCGATTCCCAAACCGTTGCGCCACAATTCCGAAACGCCACAACGCCGGCAGCGAATCCGAACGTCGCAGCGCAAACCACGTAATGGCGCCGATCACGTCGCACTCGGACGCGCCGGATCGAGCGCATCTTATGGTCGTCGTGGTTTATCCGTTGATACATCATGCCTGACACATCCTGACAACGTTGAACGCCTGATCAATGTCAGCTTCGACACGCGCCGAAAGAAAATAGTCTAATCCGTCCGCATCTTTGATCTTGACGATCTCCGTGCCGTCGCAGCCGTCCACAAGCTCGCGCCGCACGTCATTGACACGCGAAAACGACACAACATCACCACACCTTGCGACAACGGTAAAAACCTTCTGCCGCCTGTGGTCGATTGTTGCCGTGCCGACATACGACACGCCCTTGTGAAAACACGCCTCGCTCATTATGCGACCTCCCTGTTTTGCGCCGCGCCGGCTTTGTACACCGCCGCGCCGTTTTCGTCACGCTCGACGATTCCGCCGTCCGGCATCGTCTCGCCGTCCTCAATCGCCTTCAGCACCGCTTCGACACGGTACATCATTGATCCGTTGCGCGTTTTCGAGAACTTCCGGCAATCCGTCGGATGACGAACCGCGAAACCTCGCAGCCAATTCTCGGGCACGTCCGCGACCTCTTGCATGATCGCGTCCTTGCTCGCCCATTCCTTGCGCGTCATCATCATCATGCCTCACCTCCGGCCGGTTCTTGCGCCGCGACATCCTGAGTGTACGGCTTTTCAAACGCATCTGACGGAAGGGGCTCTGGTTTGAATGGCTGAATCGGTCCGTCATCCTGCAACACATCCTCGGCCGCCTTGACCGCCGCAAGCGTCACGCCGTCCATCGAGACGGGCAACGCGACATGACCGCGACAAACCGCGGTCAAGATCGCAAGCACCTCGCCCGAGCGCGAGCGGTAATTAGTTTCCGCCCGTGCATCGAGCTCACACACGACGTCGCCAGGAACGTTCTTTATCAGAATGTCACGGGAAAACTCTCCGCTCATGCCACACCCCCGATCTTGACATTCTGCCCGTCTTTGAAATCGCGGCGCCGATGGTCCGGCAATCCTGCGCGATCGCGCCTGATCGCCTCTTTTAGTACATACTCCAACGTATCGAGAGCCTTGCCCATTGAAGTATGCAACCGCCCTGCAAACGTCTCGCGAATGTATAGCGCACTATCAGACCCCCAATCCGAAGTAAAATAATATCTATAACCGCTTATAAATTCCCCGAGATCGTTTTTCACCGTCTGACACAATTGATACGGCAAGCCGCTTTTTCTCAGAATCTCGTCAACCGTTGAATAGTGCATCCGCTTCATCATATTGCGCCGTGCATCACTCAACATGGACAATTCACGTTCTACTTTTTCTTTGAATCCGATCGCCATAATGTACCCCCTTATCCTTGCTCGCCCATTCCTTGCGCGTCATCATCATCATGCCTCACCTCCGCCGGTTCTTGCGCCGCGACATCCTGAGTGTACGGCTTTTCAAACGCATCTGACGGAAGGGGCTCTGGTTCGAATGGCTGAATCGGTCCGTCATCCGGCAACGCATCCTCGGCCGCCTTTACCGCCGCAAGCGTCGCGCCGTCCATCGAGACGGGCAACGCGACATGACCGCGACAAACCGCGGTCAAGATCGCAAGCACCTCGCCCGAGCGCGAGCGGTAATTAGTTTCCGCCCGTGCATCAAGCTCCCTCACAACGTCGCCCGGAACGTCGCGCAACAGCAACGTCGCCTTGTCTTTATCCTCTGCGCTCATGCTTTCACCCTCGCCGTTTTGCGAGCCGCGCCAACCATTGCGCGGCTCCCCAACCTGCCGACAGACCGCGACCGCGATCCAGCCGGAATGACTTTTTTGCTCGATAGTGTTATAACACTATCACCCAAAAACAAATCATGCCGGTCGAATGACGTTTTTTCAACATCCGAATTGAACCGGTCGAGAACCTCATCAACGGAAACGCCGTTTTTAGCGGCGATCCGTTTTGCGATTGCGACCATTTGCAACGTCGCCTTAGTTTTCATGCTTGGCCCTCCGCGCTTTCTGGTGCTCTGAAATCGTCAGCTCTGCCAGCTTCACGGTATCTTGATACTTCTCCGCGACCTCGCCGTTCGCGTCCAATACGCCGACGGTACGCGCAATGTTTTCAACGCCGCGCCACATCAAATCAGATATCGTCATCTTGCCGTCACCGGCGACAACCGCGCACGTCACCATTGTGATCGCCTTTTTCCTCGGCGTGACGAACGCCCCCATTAGGACGTTTTCAGGCCTGTGCTTGCCGGCGCGAGAACCACGCGCCCCGTTCGACTTCTTTTTTTCGACCATAACTTTATCCTTTCGTTTTGACGCCCCGAAACCTTTTCGGTGGCTGACGGTGTGAATGATATCATAATGTTATAACACTTGTCAATAGCCCTTGTTAAAATATTTTTATCAATGTGTTATAATGACCGCAGACGCAGACACAAGAGTAAAAACAATGTTCAAGACAATCAAAAATATCGGGTGCCTTGTAATCATCTGCCTTGCCGGGTGGTTCTTCTACGGCATTTATAGCGAAATCGAAGAACATCAATCCGCGACGCCATCCGCGACCGTGCGCGATCCGAATGCGCAGCCGTCCGAAGTGGAGATTGACCTAATGTTTAACAAAGCCGACCGCGAACATCTGCGCTCGAAGTACGGCCCGAAAGCGAACATCGGGAAAACGGCGACGCCTCGCGTCGGCAATCATCGTGACGGCTGGTTTTACATCCGCGAATTTTCCGGCCATGACGAGCTTGGCCGCGCCGTGCAAGGATATTCAGGATTGCTCTACAAAACGAACGCCGCGACCGCTTGGACGTACTACACGCAAGACACGATCCCTGACATCCTCCCGGACGTGACGGTAAACGGCAAACCGCTGAGCGACATTCTAAAAAAATGAAACCGAACAATGAATCAATGTGGGGCTATCTGTGGGAACTCGTTCTCGGGAATGCAGACGCAAGCCCAAAAAAACCGAACATTTCCGAACATTTCCAACCCCTCTAAAGGTTCGACTCCCCTTATCTCCACCACCTATGAAAGTATTGATTCTATTGAGTGAAATTGACTTTTCAGACGTTGCAGACTGTGGGGACATTGTGGGAACTTTTCACCCCTCTAAACACCTGAAACGGAGAAATCAATGACACTCTACAAACGCGGAAAAACATGGTGGGTCGAATATCAGATCGACAAAAAAAGATACCGCCAGTCCACACACACGCAAAAATACAACGTCGCAAAGGCATGGGCGTCGCAAATCGAGACCGCAAAAAAAATGCCGACGTTCGAGGAAGCCGTCGCCGTCCTCAAAATGTTTTACAACAAGCCCGTCGAAGGCCTGTTGCCGATTGATTCGACGTTCGACGTCTATCTCGACCTCGCAAAAGCCACCGGCAAAACCGCGATCTCGGCCGATACAATGACACGCCGCCGAAACACAATCAAGCGTCTTCTCAATTGGCTACACAAAGAACGTCCAACCGTCAAAACCATCGAAGGCGTGACCGGCCCCATCGCCGCCGGATTCGCGACGCATCTTGTCGGCCTGAAGCTCAAAACGAAAACACGCATCAATATCATTGCCGACCTGACTACCGTTTGGAAACTCTTGGAGAACGCTTCGACCGGCGTTCGCAATCCGTGGTCGTCTCTGCGGCCCGTGGACGTTGACGGCGAAGTTGGCAAGGCATTCACCCACGCCGACGAGAAGCGCGTCATGGAGGCCGCTATGAGCGTTGGCAAGGATTGGCCGGGCGTCTGTACCCTAATGCGTCACACCGGACTTAGATACGGCGACGTCGCGCGTCTGACGTGGAATGACATTGACGGCGACGTTCTACGCATCCGTCCGATCAAAACGAAACGCCACAACATCATAGTCACGATTCCGATAATCAAACCGATCCGCGACCTAATCGAGACAATCAAAAAGACCGGCGACTATCTCTTTCCGTTCCACGCAGAAATGTACGGAAAGACCAGCCCTGCGGCTCGGAAGCTCTTGAACTTCCGGGAAGTGCTGACCGCCGCCGGGCTCGACAAGGCCGGCTATACGATCCACTCGTGGCGACACACCGCCGCGACACGCCTTGCCGAAACCGGCGCGTCGATCGAGACGCGCAAGGCGCTACTCGGCCACCGTGTCGATACAACCGCCGAACGCTACGACCATGACGAACACCTCGACGCGAAACGCGCCGCGCTCGAACGCGCCTCTACCGCGTCATGAAACCTCTACGGTGATCCAATCAACCACGCCATCGGACCAATGCGCGTAGAGCGTGTGCGACGTCGTAGGTACGTCCGTCTTCTTGACTTGCGTTCCACCTGACGTAAACCATCCGTCAAAGTTGTAGCCGTTTCGCGTCGGCGTCGGCAGCTTCATGTATTGACTTCCATACGTCACGCTTCGCGACGATTCCGATACCGTGCCGCCGTTCGCGTCAAACGTGATCGTCAAGACGCTTGGCGTCCAATGCGCGTAAACGACAATATCATTTTCGCCGGCGATTGTCGCCGCCGTGATTTCGTCGCCGCCGACCGTTGACGTGAACCATCCGGCGAACGTGTACCCCGTTCGCGTCGCCGTCGGCAACGTTCCGATCGCAACGCCCTCGGTGACATTCTTCGACGCCGTTGCGCACGTACCCTCGGCCGGATCGAAATAGACAACGGAAGACCCTGCGACCGATTTAGTCCAATGCGCGTAGAGCGTATGCGCCGCCGCGTTCGTCACGATCGTCGCCGCCGTGACCTGCGTTCCACCTGACGCAGCCGTAAACCACCCGGCGAACGTGTACCCCGTCCGCGTCGGAACGGGCAGCGTTCCGTATGCTTCCGCATACCTGACGACGCGATAGAAGTCAGACAGATCGCCGCCGTTCGCGTCGAACAACACCAAAACGGAAACGCCGACGTACCGCAATTGCACGTAGTTATCGTAACGAATCCAATGCGTACCGCCTGACGTTGCATCTACCGTGCAAACGCGATTCAGGTTTTGCAAAAGCGTCTGGAACGTAATAGACCGCGACGACGATATCTTGACCGTAAAATCGCCGTTCGTGACAACGTGGTGCGCACTCTCCGCGTAACTCTGCCCGAGCGTGTACCAGCCGTCAAATTCGTAGTTTGCGAGTTCCGGCGCCGTCCACGTCCACGAATTTTCGCAAAGACATTGCCGCGTTGAATCCGTCGCCGTGTAATACTGCGAAGACGTGTTTGGACGTTCGTAATGATAGTAGTCAATGTAGGTGCCGGGAACGTAGAGAGACGTACCGCCTACCGAATCGGCCGCCGCCCTACTGCCTACGCCGACCGTCAAAACGCCGTCGCTTGCCGACCCTGCCGATTGCTGAAATGTAATCGTGACCTTTGGATTGGGATTGTTTTGCGGCGAGTATTGATAACTCTTGTCTATCCGCGAGCCCGTAAGCCGCGTGACATATCCCATCGAAAGCGTACCCGTCGGAACGTTTGAAGATACGTTGAAATGATATCTGTCGGTGTATTCCGTTTTCTGGAGCGACTGCGAATCGAGGTAGTAATCTGGCAACGCGCCCGATCCTGACACGGCCGCCCAAACCGCATACAATGTCGTGTTCGCGGACGGCGTGAAGGAATCGCCGGCATGATACGCAGCCGTCGCCGCGCCGGAAGTCGTCGCCCATCCCACGAACGAATATCCTTCACGCGACCACAATTCCGCGTTCGGAAGAATCGCCGCCGCGCCTTGCTGTACCGTGATTGACGGAATCGCCGCGCCGGTGACGTCGCTGTGCGATTTATCGAACGCAACGGAATAGACGACGTTTTGCGTCCATTGCGCCGTTGCCGTGACGTCGCCATTCAGGGTGTACGACGATCCGGCCGCGTAAGTCTGGCCGTTAATCTGCCAGCCGGCGAAGTTGTACCCCGTTTTCGTGATAGCGGCCGCAAGCGTTATTGACGCGCCTATCGAGGCCGTCTGTGCCGTCGGCGTACTGTCGCCGCCGTTCGCGTTGTACGTCAACGTCGCCGTCGTAGGCGTGACGTAGAGCGTGACGGTGCCGACGCACGGATTGGAGCTCGACGAAGACTTGACAGACGACAAGTCCCACGGTCCGCCCGTCGCGTTCGTGAACTCTTGCGTTCGTTGCGACGAAACGAGACTTGCGCAATAGCAAGACCACTTCGAAAAGCTCCATCCGCTACCGATTGACGCCTTGAAATATAGATACGTGTTTGAATCGGCGCTTGACAGCACTTTAGCCGATCCGATCGTCAATTGATTCGAGCTACTTGTGGTGAAAGACGACGAATAGCCGCAATAGATCGACGCGCCGGTGCTAATCGTCTGACCGGTCGCCTGATTTACGATCGAAGCTGTAAGACGCCAATAATTCATCAGGTGATTCCCGTCAATTTCCTGAATGCGTCAAAGTTGACATTCGTGACCGTCGGCGACGAGCCGCTTTCAGACCTCGGAGCCGAAACGCCGTTTTTGACCTTCGGCGCCGCGCCGCGCTGATTCGCGAAGACGTTGCACGTAACGCCGGGGTCTTCCTCATGCGCCGCACACGGCGTAGAACACGCCGTAGATATCGAGAACACCGCCGGCCCTTGCGTGACGCGCAAGGTAAATACTACCTCCGTGCCGCCGTTCGTCTGCGACACGATAGAACCGGCTCCCTGCGTAAACGATCCCGTCGCCGAAAATGTGATTTCGTGATATTCGCTGTACGTGTTGCAAGTGTAGCTTTGCGGCGTCCACGGGACGCGAACGGTGACGTCGCCAACTTGCTCGGCCTTGAACACGAGCGCCGAACCGCCGCGCTTGAAACACAACGCCGAACCGCCGCGCTTGCGACATAGCTTGCCGACGTCTGACATTTACGAACCTCCGGCCGTGACGGTTTCCTCGACCGGCTCGTGGTACGCCTCCCAAGGCTTGAGCGTTGACGTCTTCAATAGTCCATCATCCCACGTCTCTTCGATATACCGCCGCCGTAGTTTCGGATGTTGCGGATCAGTCATGTCGTAATCAGCATCAGCCAATATCTTTCGCGGCGAATTTGCTTCCGTCGAATATCCGCTTGTGGAGCCGCCGCCGCCCGTTGCGCTGATTGTTATTACATTGCCGTTCACGGACAATGAAATACCCGTGCCGGCCGAAAGCGTCTTTTCGGTAATGTTGATATTCGCACTTGCGGAAATGTCCGCGACCTTTGTACCGTTCACCGAAAACGCCTTATCGAGCGCGGTGCCGGCAATGTTCGAAAGATCAATGTCGTCGCAAAACAGACCGTGATAAATCTGCGTGTCGCCGTTCTTGTCTTTGTAGCTAAACGAATGCAAGCCGTATGTGCCGCCGCAATTAGACGCAATGTCCGCAAGGTCGATCGTCACGCTTTTGGTGCCGTCCGATATGACGAGTTTCGGCTTTTCGCCTGACGCATCGAGAACGATCGAGCCGCCGCCGCCTGACTTCGCAACCGTAAATCTCGCTTTCTGCGTGTGGTCCTCGAGCGCAAGGAACGTGGTGCGGTAGTCAACCGAAATCTTTGATTGCGCGAAGTCGTAGAGCTTGTAATTGAGAACCTTGCCGCCGCTCGCCGCTTGCGCCTCCGACGTGCCAAGCGTCCACGTCCATGTCGGTTCCGGCGTCTGTGCGGACGGTGCGGCCTGATTGCCGCGAAGATAGACCGATCCACCTGACAATATCCCGGACACGTCGAAATCCGCGAGAGACTGCAATACGCCGTTCCAATAGAATTTGCAATTGACGAGCTTGTGCGTCGTGACCGTCTGGCCGCCGCTCGTCGTCGTGGATTTCTCGTACTTGAACGGTGACGAGCCGGAAGAATCCACGATCTTCAATTTCTTGTATGAAAGAAAATTCGCGTCCGCAGCCGTCGAATTGCCGGTACGACACAACACCGCAAACGTCGTCGTGTCGCCATCAAGCGCAATCTCCGATTCCGTCGCCGGCGCAAACGTGCCATACGGCGCGGCCGCCCCCTGCACCGTAAACTTGCCGAACCCTGCAAGGTAAAAGCGATTCCCCGTAACCGGCGCTTCGGCGTCCATCGTCTGGATAAGCGATATTGACCTTTCGTCACATCCGTATCGCGTATCATTGTCGCCGTCGCCGCCGCCGACGACGATTGCGGACGTGACGAACTGCCTGACTTTGCGCTCGCCCGTCGTGGAGTTAACGGACGCCGTGCAAATCGGTACGTCGAACTCGTCGCCGGTCGCCGCCGCCGGCGCCGACGAAAACAACGCGCTTGTCGAACCGCCGCCAATCGAGACATTCAGATAAAGGGTGCCGCCCTCGTCAGGATCGAGCATTTCCTCATCGAGAAGATACCACCCCTCTGGATATTCGCCGCCGACGTCATCAAGCTCGGCAGACGGATCAATAGAACCTTCCGGGATAACTACGAGCTCGTCTGTCGGCAGCCAAATAATCCACGATCCTTCGCCCTCGTTCGCCGACTGAGCCCATTGGACGGTAAACGGCGCGACGTACTCGGAATCAAACGCAAGCGCAACCGTAGAACCTTGACGGCGCGACACCTCGCCCGATCCGCGCAAGAGTGCCGCGAACTTCCGCGCCGCGTTCGGCCCGAGTACGTACTTTTTCGCCATGTCTTTACTTGTCCGAACAATTGCCCGTCGTGCAAGTTCCGTCGGCGGTACACGTCGTGCAAACGCTTCCGTCGCTGACCGTGACCGTGTTCGCGGCCGTGTCAGTCTTTACCACCGCCTTGGAAGCGTCGCCGCCGCCCTCGGTGAAAGACGAATACATCTTTGACGCGACGTCCATCACCGTTGAAGCCTGAGCGCCGCCGCCGGCAATCTTTATGTATGCGTCTCCGATCGCCGTTGCAAGCCTTGCGCCGCCGTCAAACGAAGTCGAAACAAGAGCCGTCAGATTCGACGCGCTTGCGCCGCCCTCGTAATTGTTTATATCGAGCGAGACGTCTTTTCCGGCCATCGCGTGAAGAGAATCGAACTTTTGCCAATTCCAATGTTGAAAGTAATCGACCGACCAGCCGCCATCGAGCGTAACCGGATTGTTATCCTTGTCACGAACAACGGAAACGGTACCGTCTGCATTCTGAACCGTCGCGAGCGTTTGCGCGTGACGCTCCACCTCTATTGACTTGCACCCCGTGACAACCGCGACCGTGGCAACCGCAACGATCGTAATCAACTTTTTCATTTTGTACCTTCTTTCTTGTTTGCGTTTTCGTACCAATGCGAGCCGCCACACAAACGCAACGCGCCCCATTCGATACAAGCTTTGAAACGCGACACGCCGAGCGCAATCTGCAAATCGCGATAAATCGCGTCTGCCTCCCTGCGTGTCACAACCGGGCAACCCAAATACAACGCCTCATGCAGACGCGCCGCGTTCGGAATGCCGCCCGAATACAGCCAATCATGCACAAGCGCAGCGTAAACCCTCGGCACGTCCAACGGCGTACCGCACACGCGCCACAAGAAGCGAGGTATTGACGCGCCGTCCGTCTGGAATCCGGCCGGAATGTGATACACGCGCCCCTTGTAGAAAAGCGTCCAATCGTTTACGAGCTCCCACTTGCCGCCTTTTTCCCTCGGCGGCCTTAGTGTCGGACGGTCAAACACCAAATCTGACCCGTAAAAGGAATCATCTTCGCAATGCATCAGCCGATCCCTCGAATGAAGTTTACGAGCTTAAGCGCAACGTCTGACCCGAACAAAAGCGTAACGAGAAGCACACCGCCTATCAACGAGAGCCACGCGACGAGACGCTTGACACGGTTGCCCGTCGCAAACTGACAGTCAACAACCGCAATCAGCGACGAGACTATTGCCGTGCGCATCAATTCAGGCTTTTCAGGGTGCTCGTCCGCGTTCTTTAGCTGAGCGACGCACATATCTCTTGTAACCTTATCCATGCCGAGCCCCCTTATTTCTGACCGGCCGTGACGGTGACGGTTACGTTTGACACGCCCTGAGCGACTTCGCCTTGACGTCGCAATCGAGCCGCCGCCAATTTGACCGGTACGCCGTTCGTCGTGACCGGCTTTGCAAGCTTCGCATTCGACGCCGCCACCGAATCGGCAGGCGTGACGATTTTCGCCGCGTCTTCGAACGTCTCGCCGTCTTCGTAGATCGTCGTGCGAATGAGCGCATTCGTGTCAACGCGAGTTTCGACAATCTTGCCGTGCCAACGCCGGCGGCCGTCCGCTGTCGCGTTCTCGCGAACGTATAGGCCGCGCAACGATCTGATCGCGTCCGCTACATCCTGAGCCGTCCAACCCTCTGCCTCAATCACCTTGAGCGATTCGCTGATAACGTCCTCGACCTTTAGCGTTTCGTTCGTCTCTGCGAACGCCGCGACCGCGAACGCCGCGACCGCACAAACGATTTTAATCTTATTCATCTTGGTTGCTCCCCGTTAGTGTTGACATGATAAGAAACGCCGCCGGCGAATTTGTAATGCCGGGATTGGGCGCGATACGAACGCCGTTTGTGTAAACGCCCGTTCGGATCGTCGCAAGATACCGCCCGTCACGCTCGTAATTCTGTTGCCAATTCACGATAGCGACGCCGTTTGTGTGTACGACCGGCCCGGGCGTGTACGTGGTGAAAAACTGAAAGTCATTCGTGATTGCGCCTGAGAAGGGGACGTTTGACGGCGAATGAAATTCCCCAAACGTCGTCGCGAGAAATTCCGTCCATTCCGCGTCATTCGTGGAGCCGGCCGGCCGGTAGTAGCCGAGAAAATCTGCGGAATCGGGAACCACCGCCGACCGCGTAAACGCGACGTGTACGTAATCGTTCGTGACGTAAGACCCTGCGTCAAACAAGTATCGCATTTCCACGTCCGTGTACGGATATGTCACGCGGCCGGTTATGCTCTTTGTCGCGCCGGTCCAAATCATGCACAACACGAACGGCGCGACAAGTAGCGCATCGACCTTGTGCCGCTTGATCCACTCCACGATCGGCAGCAATATCCGCGACACGCCGAAAAGCAAGACGGCAATGCCGATCGCGAGAAGCGAATATATCGCCACGCTTGCGAGCACCGTCTGGTATATGTCGTAAAAGCTCATGGCGCAACCGTAAGGGTGAGAACCGTGTTGCCCGAAATCGTCGCCGTGCCGACCGAATACTTTACGCCATTGAGCATAATGTACTGCATCGAGACTGGTGCGCTATTGTTTATGTACGTCTCGCCGCCGACTTCATACGTCGCCTTGACGAATAGAGACGAATACGCGCTCTTGCCTTGAACTTGCGCCACGTATGCGCCTGACGTTCCAGACCATGAGACATTTGCGAGACAATCGGAATCCGTCTCGGCCTTCCAATTCTGCGTCGCGAGAGATTGACAGACGTACAACGTTGGATGCACATCGGAAACGACCGAATACCCAATCTGCAATTTCGTCGGCGTGAATCCGCTGACAATCTGGCAGCTTGAAGCGTCCGCGCCGATCGTGCGTTTGCTACCCTTTACGATCTCAAAGAGGGAATTGCCCTCGTCGTCTGAAATCCTGAAAAATCCATTTGTCAGACCGCCCGTTTCCGTGACCGTGCCGTTTGATTCGAGAACCCAAATCGCGCCCTCGGTAGTGACGGTGCGCTGATACGCAAGATTCGCCGCGATTGCAATTTTCTCCGAACTGATCCACGTATAGCCATCCGGCGCATACTCGCCCGTCGTCGAATCGTAAAAGCCCCATGCCCTATCGGCCTTGTTTTCAAGTGCCGCGTTTACCGCCGCCTTGTCATAGTAATTTGTCGGCAGGAAATAATCATACAACCAATTCCACCGCGTCATTTCAGACCAAATCAAAGACCACGAATCATCAGGCAGCTTGATCTCGACATAAGCCTCCGGCGTGTGCGTCGTGCTGTTGTAATTGGTGACGACAAAACGCGCATCCTCGGCGTTCAAGTGCGCTCCGATCGTCGCGACCTGACCGGCGAGCGTGTTTCCGGCCGTGGAAGAATACGCGCCAACGTCAGACGCCGCAAGCGTGACCGTTCCCGTTTTCGCGTTTACGGACGTGACGCCGGACGCGATAGTAATGTCATTCGTCAGCGGTTGACCGTTTATCTTGCGCGTCGTCGGTACCGCGCCAACGTCCGACGCGGATAGCGGGAATGTATATGTACGCACACCGTTGGGCGAACTGTGCGTTATGCTGTTATAGTCTATATAAAGACTTTCGTTCCATCCGTCATCTTCGTCGGAGATTTCAATGCCGCCCATGTCTATGTCCAAACCATTTCCGGCGACACCGAAACTCAACCCAGCCCCACGGTTCAACCTTCCACCGTTCAGCGAGACGGCACCGACATCGGCCGCACTATAAGACGGTTTCGACGACGCCTTTGCCCA